GTCCTGCCCGAAACGGTTCAAGGCTTTTAGAGTGGCACCTGAGTACAAGCCACCTCGGGCAGAAGCTGATCGGTCAATCGCCTGTTGACCTTGGTTCAGACCAAAGACATACCCCGGCTCACTCTCCAAGTCCTTGCCGGTGAACTGATGCATGAGCGAACCGAACTGCGGGTCGCCACTACGGTCAGCAGCCCTCACAGCGGCGTCATATCCGGCTTGGTCAAACGAGGCAGCAGTACCCGGAGTGGCGGCTGTGGCAGGGCCGTAAATCTGCGTATCGCCTTGGCTCATCCATCCACCAGTGGGGGTCGTGGCTGTGGATGCGGGTGTTCCGGGGGTTGCCGGGGTTGTATAAAGCGCACGGTCAATCAACGCCTCTGGACGTAGCCCCAACAGCATCGCCAGTTGGTTGATGCTTGCCGACCCTGCACTACGCCAAGGTGCGGTGTCCTGACGGGTTAGGTCGTATTGCCGACGCTGTTCTGCGGTAGATGCGGCAGCAGCACCGGCTTGGGCATCTGCCGCGTCACCAGCAGAATCGGATGCTATTAGTCCACCCGCAACTGATCCGATGATTTCCATTACAGTTCCTTCGTCAGCGTCACGCGCTCAAGTTTGAATCCGTTGAGCTTTTTCTCCCAGCCACGGCGACCGCTCAATATCGCCTCTACGCATCCATGAGACTTGGCCCATTTCTGCGATTCATCCAAGAACACCGATAACCAAGTGTCAATGTCACTTCCGGCTATCGCAATGTACTGAATTATGCGCTTTTTCCCGTCAATTATCCTTGTTAGTGCATACCCACTTCCAATATCCCACAGTTGCGCTCTACCTTGTTCTACTTCCGGCCAATGGGTATCAACCGTATCGGTGTACGAGTATTCAAAGGCGCGGTTTAACTCGTCCTTGGCTTTGGGCCAATGACTGAGTGCATCCAGTGCGCTAAGTAATTTGACGGCCATTGGAACGGATGGTGACGGAGGTGGCTGCACTGGCGATGGTGCTGATAAAGTCGCCTGCTTCAAGGCATTGGCCGACGATTTCAGGGAAAGTGTACGTTTCTGAGGCTGCAAGGGTTTTGCTCTTTGTGATGAGGTTTTGATTACCAGCGGTGTCAGAAGTTGTTACCAGATTAACGGACAGCGTTACAGCCCCGCCCGATGTATTGGTAGCGGTGAACTTGTCGATGATGGTTTTCAGACCAGTCGATGTGTATTGAGTGGTCTGCGACGATTCCGCTTGTTTGGCGGCAATCAGGACTTTGGGTGTTACTGCCATTTCTATGTCCTTGTAACGCGATACCACGCTGGGAGTCCAGTATTGGCTCCTCCAGCAGCAGCGTAAAAGTTTGCCGTTCCACCAGTTTTCCATGCGCGTATGGAATACTTGTGATTACCGGCAGTTGGTGTAAAAACGCGACTTGCGTATGGAGTGCCGGCAGACAATGTGCCGCTGTTGCTGCTCCATAGACCAAGACGTCCAAGGTCGGTATCAAAGTCGTACAACTCCAGCAGCACTTGGTTTGACACCGTGATATCAAGAAAGTACGCCCATGCCTCAATCTTGATCTTGGTCGCCCCATCCACATAGATGGAGTTACCAGTGATCCATGCTTCTGCCGTAGCTGCGCTTGTCGCAGTCACCGACAACTGGGTCGTGCGCTCAACGTAGTCGAGTTCACTAGATACGAATGGGAAGCCGCGTATGTCGCGTTGCATCAGTAATCCCCGCCCACGCCGGTTACAGCAAGCCCTGCGGCAATCGTCGTGCCAATGGTGATGTTGACCTTGTAACCGGGGTCAAGTGCCAACCCGAGGTTAATCGTGTTCTCCACCTGTGCCGCGACTTCGCTCAGGGTCGTTGCCGCTACGGTGATTTCAGTGAACAGCGTGTTGTTGGCTGCTACCGCATTGCTGCTGCCGTTGTTGATGAACACCCGCAGAACCGTGGCAATGTTGGTTCCCAAGGCTCTGGCACGGACGTAATCACAGCGCCCACCGTCTGCCCCTGCGGTGAACACCGTCACCACGGTTCCAGTGCCATCCTTTGCGGTGTTAGCGGTTGCTACCGTTCCCCACGCTACATTGGGCGTTCCAGAGTAGATTGGGGAGGTGTTAAGGGTTGTCGCGCTCATAGGAATGTCGCCAGGTTAAAAGCATCCAAGACCTTACCCCTTGTCATACCACCACCACCGGCATTTGCGTTGACGTAGGTTCTGATTGCCTTTTGCGTAGCCAGCAGTTTGTCGCTGTTAGCCGCCAATGTCCCATCGTCGTCAATCCAAAACGATAGGTCGTCAAACCCGAAAGATGGAACCGGGGCCGTGTCGGAATCCGTACCCGTGGACACATGGGCGTCGGCAGTAGCCTCAAACTCAGTCAGTTCCGTGGCGGTTACTTGTGACTGAAGATCGAGGAAGTACCGATACCACTCACGGGTAATCAGTCCCGTTCTTTCGTCGGTAAGTGGTACGCGAGGGGGTTGTAGGATGGTCACGATACAGCCGCCCCAATGATCGAGAACTTGGCGTTGTCAGTGCAGCGAATCTTCCACACCCTATCCCTAGCCGTTCCTAACTTATACCATTCCACACGGGTAGCGTACTCACCAATCTCACCAAGGGTGCGAGAAAGCCAGTTGCTCCAAGTCCTACCACCGTCATTCGACCAGCACAGTTCAACTACTGGAGATATACCACTTCCGGTATCACCGACTGTTACGTCCGCTTTGAACGCATTAAAAGCGACACGTTCTAAACTTGGCGCGGCTTGGTGGACAGATGTACGCTCACGATACAGCACATCATCATGGTTCACATAGGTCGTGTTGCTCAGTTCGTACAACTTACCATCGTCGGCACCAATCAAGTGTTTGTTGAAAGCAAAGACATGGTTGTTGCCACGGTGTTGAGCAATGGCACCACTCACAATGTCAGCACGTTCATGCCACTGTCCAGAGGTCAGCTCAAACACCCAAGTTGTTTCCAATCCTGGTGCCTGGATGCAATAGAACGTCTGCCCGTCCTGTTGGTAGCAAAACGCCTTGGCAGAGGATATGTCCGTAGAGCCTGCCAACGCTTCCTCAACGGCGAAGTTCGATACTCGTTGAGGCGTGTATCCAGTAGCCCTGTAAACCTGTCCAGAACCGTTTACGTCCTTGCCAATCCACATCACAGAGTTGGCGATCTTCTGTGCCGAGTGTTTGGCAGCGCATCCAATCTCAAGGAAAGCGCCTTGGTTTCTGGTGAACGGGAAATCGCTACTTCCGCTGTTGTACCAGATTTCAGTCGTTACATCACCGAACAGCCACAGTTCCCGATGGTCAACCACGATGGAGATAAGGTCATCTGGTGAGCCTTCAGCCGTGGCAAAGTCCAACGCATCCAGACTTGTAGCGTCATCAATCGCCGTAATGTAGAACTGACCTGTCTCGGGACGGTTGAAGATGAAGTACCCGTCAAGGAAACCAACCCTGTCTGCACCGTAGAACGAGGTCGAGACAATCTCGGTAAAAGTGTCCGTTGCCAGAGTGAAGGCATATCCATGCTCACCGTCAACAATCACCAGTTGGGTGTTGCCGTAAGCCATGTCCACAACACCTGTTGAGGTGCTGAGTGTCCCCATGCTGGTAGCGGTACCGTCGCTTTCCATTTCGTACAGCACACTCCCAGCCACAACAAAACACCTGTTGTCGGCAACGATGGAACCCCTGACTACGTTGGTCAGGTCAGCAAACAGCACCAATCCTGGGATGCTCTCAAGGAAGAAGTTCTTTTCAGGCTTGCCCGTACCAGACTCGGTTTGCTTGAGCATGAGATTGATCGCCCGTTGGCAGTCTGCCTTACGTGTGGCAAGAACGTAGCTTGGGCCCACCATTAGCATTGCACCGCCCCATACGGATGCATTTGCATTCTTGCAAAAGCCCTCGCTTGCGCTGCTTCGTCAATGCTATTGAAAAGACCAAGATGTTTTTTGTGGCGATTGACTTTTATCTCTGCTGCCCATTTTTTTCTTTGAGCGTGCCACCATACACCAACAACTCCAGATGTGTTGTTTGCCTGTTTTGGTTTGTTTTGCTTATTTTGCCCATCCGTAACATTACGAATGTTTTCTAGTTTATTGTTTACTCGATTGTGGTCAATGTGATCAATTTGCTCAGGCCATTCGCCGTATTGATGCAACCAAATCAAACGATGAACATAGTAATGCGTTCCATTAACTGAAACCATTAAGTAACCGAGTGTTTTGTTAAAAAACCCAGCAACCTGTCCAACAACTACACGATTTCCAGTCCTAATTTTGTAAACAAGACACCCTTTTTCATGGTCGTAGTCAAAAATTCTACGAACCTCGTCAGCGGTGATTTTTTGTTTTTGCATATCAAGTCACATAGCTATCGCTTTGGGCATCGTACTCAGTGCCCCTCGGCATGGTCAGTTGCGGAACACGCTTGTTGGTGCGCTTGAGCCGCCTCATGGCAATCGCCGCCTCGGCCTTGATGGCGGCAGCAAGGTTGGGGTTGATGGAATAGTCCAGTGCCAGTTTGTCGGCAAGCATGTACTCAAGCATCCACCTGTAACCCCTTGGAAGAATCAAACTAGTTGACAGTGTTATGGTGTCAAACTGATAAATGATATCTTCGTCAACGTACAGGAAATACTCAGCCCCATTAGCCGCAGGATACAGATGGAGTATTCCAATTCCCGTGTTTTGTCGCATGTAGTAAGCTGCACAAGCAAACCCTTGCAGGCTCTTGTCGCGCTTTTCTGTGTACTCTTCCCAAGAGTCGGCAAACCAGATGCGGTAGTCAGAACCGTTGATTCGCATGAAGCTGCTGCGGTCAATCCGTACCGGCATCTTGTAGTCAATGTCAACAGTGCCCAAATCTCCAATTGTTATTGCTTGAGCGCCTGCTGCTGGGGTGAAACTCAAATATGAGAATCCGATGACCGCGTGAGGGTCAAGTTGCAGACTGTCCAGCAGAGAGGTGAGCACCCTCAGTCCGAGGGACGAATCCTCGCCGGATGAGTCTTGACCAGTGGCCTTGACTTGAACAATTTCCAAGGCCCGATCTACTATGTCTCTAGCCGTGGTCAAGGCGATACTCCTTTAAATCGTGCAGCCGACGTGTAAATTGCGTTTTGCCGAAAGGTATGCGTTTGACGCAATCTCGGGAGATTCGTGCAAACCAAGGTGGCAATGCTTTCCGTCAACGCTAATTTGCGCCGCCCACTTCTTGCGCTGTTTGTTCCAAGTGACGCCAAGGTATCCACTGGTGCCGTCTTTTCTAGGGCCGCGCATGTTCTGTCCATTGATGGAGCGATCTGCTTGGCGAAGATTTGACAGCTTGTTGTTGTCGCGTTCCCCGTCTTTGTGGTCGATAAGGTTATCGGGCCATTCTCCGTGGACGTAAAGCCAAGCAAGACGGTGCGCCAAATACAACTTGCCATCAATACCAATTTCTCGGTATCCACTACTTTTGCTGACGCTTCCAGCAATAGCGCCGGGTCGAGCGCGACCAGCGTAACTGTTGCGCTTGACGAGCCAAGTAAATACGCCGGTTTCAGGATCGTATTTCAACAATCCTTTCAACTTGGCGACAAAGTCCTCACTCATACAATATGACAACCGTACCGCTTGCCCCGTTGAAGTCAACGAACAAGGCGTCTGTGTGGATTCCGTTGGTCAAGTGCTTGGTAGCACCAGCAGCGGTTCCAGAGGGGATAACGTCGATGATCTGACCAGAATCCGAAGTACGCCGGATGTTGATTGCCGCCGTAGCAGTAACCACCGTCACGGTGTAACCGTAATACACGGTATTTTCCAGACCCACTTGTGCATCAGCCGTGATGCTTGAAGATGCTTTGATCTTGGGCATGTTAAATAGGGATGAGGTTTCCCCCATCCCTTCCGATCAGGCGTTGAAGATCGCAGGCAGATTGCCAGGCGTTTCAGGACGCGCAATGACAATCGTGTACGACTCCGAACCAGCGTTCACACCACCAGCGGTGGGATTGACAAACTGGACGGAAACCGTGTCATCCGACTTGACCCGAGCATTGGAAATGCCCAAACCAGCCGTGAGAGTCGGTTTGCTAACCTGCAAAACAATGTCGCCGGTCTTGACGCCGGGAACAGTAATGTCCTGTTCTGCCGTCGTAACCGTCAACACGTTAGCCGGGTCAAAAGTGACCGCAACCGCAAACATCTTGAGGATGTTGCCGCGAGGGAGAGATGTACTCATGGTGATTCCTTGTGATAAGACGGGGCCGAAGCCCCATCTTGGTTATCAGCCGTACACCACCGCGCCCCACTCGGGACGAACAACCTTGGTTCCGTAGAGGATGTCAAAACGGGCAAGGAAGTTGTCGGTCGTCGCATCGTACTGGCGCACGAAACGCAGGCTCAGACCGTCCATCGAGGCACGGGAAGCCATGTCAACACCCTTCGGCAGTTCCAGATCAGCCGTCGCAAGAACGAGCGAATCGCGGTGGAAAGCCAGGTTACGGGCGTAGCCGGTGGACAGCGTACCGATGAAGGTCACAGCCAAACCGTCCGTCACAGCACCAGAGATGTTCTGGTACGGGCCAGAGGTGTAGATGGTCTGCGACAGCGTCACGGCTTGAGTTCCGCCTGCATTGCCAGTTGCCACCGTGAACACCTTCAGGATGCCCGTAGACTGCTTCGTGTCCGGGTTGACTTCGTACAGACCGGCAATGGTGAACTGATCGCCAGCAACCATCGCGCCAGTGCCAGTGTCGAGGTTAACGACAGCGGTGCCAGAGGTCAGAGCGGGAGAACCGTTCGTCAGATAGCCGGTATTGCGTGCGCCTGCCGTCAACGTCTGAATGGACTGATCCATGTGGAAGTTGAAGCCGGTCATACGCTCCATCACACCAGACTCGTACTGGTCGCCGATGGAACTCGCCGGGGCAAACAGACCCTTCTGAGCGTCAGCCGTAGCAGCCATCGCAGTCGGGTTCAGCACGATATGGCGGTTACCGTCGCGGGGGGCGGTTTGCCAATCCAGACGCTCACCAGCCTGAGCATACGTCAGGAAGGAAGTCGGGGTCGTGCCGGGAGTACCGACGTAGTTGGTGAAGCCACTCTGAGCAGCCACGCACAGGTCTTGGGCGATGGTGGAGGCCAAAACGGAGATTGCAGGCTTGATGTAGCGGCTCGAAAAGTCGTCAAGCGAAAGGGTCAACTCCGAGGAGAAGAAACCCATGCTAACGTGCTTTTGCGTACCGACAACCAGTGCCGTTGTCAGTTCGTTCGTGTTCTCACCACCCGAGGTCGCGGTGCGGCCCGAGGTAACAGCGTAACGGTTGGGCAGACGGATTTGCAGCGTACCACCGTTTTTGCCGCCAGTGTTGCCAAAGCGGTCATCGTACTGCCGGTTGACGGCTTTGATGATGGTGTTGCTGTTCTTCAGAATCCGAAGGGCTTCGCGGGTGATATCCCCATCCGCAAGGGTTTTCAAGCTATTCGTTGCCATGATAGTTCCTAACTACGCGCTTGCCGTAACTGCTTCTCGCGTCTTGCAATCCATTCGGCATCAGATAGGCCAGAATGAAGCTCGTCGTTCGATGCTGCCCCTTTCGTGGGCGTTAGCGGCGCTGGTGCGCTAGATTTCTGGGCCTTGCTCATATCTCGTTCAATTCTGTCCAATTTACGAGCAAGCTGCGTTGGTGTCAGGTCTGACAATTCAGCCGCAAGGTCTGGATTGGCTCCCAAATGATGCATCAGCTTGGCAGGGTTATCAGCCTCTAGAATCACCTGCATCACTGTGGTAGGTGCTCCGCGTTGGTCAAACAGCGGTACTTCCTGTGCCAGTGACTTCAGGTTGTCCTTGAAGTCCGGAAAATCCTTATTGCCTTGCGTAGCAATCTCGTTGCATCGGTCATTAAGGCGTTCCATCTTCGCGATTTCTCGCGCCTGGTGCCTTACGACTTCCTCAATCGAGGGTTCAGCCTTTTCTTCCTTGCTTTCAAACTGTGCTAACCGTTGTGCCAGAGCTTC